CCCATAGTCAACGGTACACATCTTCCCTGTTGAGTAAGTAACTACTGCTGTCCACTTCCCAGTTTTGTCATCCAGCCACACTTCAGTGACGTGCCCACGTTTTGATAAACCACGGAATGTTGGTTGCTCCCCAACACTTTTTAGAAATTCCCTGTGCGTGAGATAAAATGCGCAGACAGGCGCTTCTACCCCTTTCTGTGGATTAGCTGACGTTACACTGGGAAAACCAAACAGCAGCAACATTGCAAAGTTATTAACGGTAAATAATGAGATTAAAAATGATTTCTTCACAGCGGCTGTCCATCTTAAAAAAAACCCGGTAACACTGAATGGAGAACAATGTTACCGGGGTAAACATAGGAAGAAGAGAATCTGTCTCGATCCTACCACTAAATAATTAAGTTGTATAGTAATAACTACAAATTAACTAAAAAAATACACTAATGTTTTACTTCTTCTAATTTATGAATTTCATAAAACGCACCACACCCAGAACATGATAGGTGGGTCAGCAACCCATTACCTTCAAAGCCAACTTCTTCAAACGAGTAGTCGTTGTTCCAGATAAGTTCCGACTTACAATGCCAACAGGCATGGCGAACAGGAACCATCCCCCCTGTTAAAAGTTTATCTTCTTCGGTTTCGGTTTCGGTTTCGGGTTCAACCACATCCACCCCCACGCTGTGTAATGTCACAGACATCGATTGCTTCTAAAAATTCCTCACCGACCTGCTTTGCGGCTTCGGCATATGGGACAGACGTTAGCGGTTGACCGCCGCGACTACCATCTGGATAGCAGGTGAAGCCACGTAACCTGTGGGCGTAGCTCGCCAGTGTCTCCGTGAAGTCATCGACGGTGTCTTCATTGTTAAGTTCTGATCCCCACGACGGTAAGTTAATCGTCGAACTGATTGCCTGATCAACGTAGTCCTGAACGTCAGCCTGAAATGCGATACGCCGTTTGTAGTCGCTGGCTAGATCAAGAGCGGATTCAATAGATTCTGGATCCGTTCCATAGAGATCGATCAGCTGCTGTGCAGCACTATCCACAACGTACTGATAGTGCCAGTTCTTACCCTTGAGATAACGTCGTTTAAACGCAACGGCAAATAAAGGTTCAATGCCCGTTGTGGTTCCTGCCATAATGCCAATGCTACCATTGGGTGCAATGGCGCGTTTCGCTTTACATGGTGTGATATCTAGATGATCGGTAAATTTATCAGCCGTGCTGTCGGACACCGTTTTATAAACATGCAACCACCTGTGTAGTTCCGGCGTAACTTCGTATTTAGACTGACGCTGGATCAGCCACTCATGGATCCCCATGATCCCCAAACCCAGTCGGCGGTTTTTCTGCCTGACTGCATCCACCTTTTCATAGGGTAGATGTGCCCTTAGCGTACCGCAAACCAAAAACTTGGTAGCCAGTTCCACAACCTCACGTAATCTCTGTAGCGTTTTAATCTTCGAGAAGTTTAGCGAACCAAGGTTACAGACATCGGAGTCATCCTCGGATGTTACTTCACAACATGCATTGCGCAGTGTCTCGTTCTCGCGGTCAAAAAAGTTAAAACTAAAACCCGGTTCCGCTGTTCGCAGTGCCTGCTCCATGTTTTTCTTAAACACGTCACCGACTTCACCTGTCTCCCAGTATTTTAACAGCCAGTCTGTTTTATAGTTTACAGAAATATTTGTCATATCCAGCGGTGCCGGAAAGTCAAACCCTGCCGCCTTTACTTCTGACAGGGATTTACCCGTACCCGGTACAATGTATTCATCCCAGTTCTTATGTACCAGAAACTGATGAACGTCAGCATGTGTTTCGTCGAGACTCGCATAGATAGCGGATCGACGAGACCCACCCTGCATGACCCGTCTGCCAGACTCGTTTATAATTTCCATTGCAGGCATGACCCCGGATGCGACACCACCAGTTTTTGATAAAGAAGCTCCTGCTGGGCGGTATATAGAATAATCCACACCAATCCCGCCACCAGTCATTAGGCATGATATTGATCTCCAAGCTAGCGATGCCCAGTCTTCACGGGTATCTTCTTCTGCCTTCAATAAAAAGCAGTTGTTATAAAATCGGTTCGGTCTACCTGCGTAGTACAAATACCTGCCGCCGGGTAAGAACTCCTGATTGCGTATCATGGTTGTCAGTTCTTCGAGTTCCGACTTCTGCAGGTACATTCCGCAGACATCAATCGCAACAGTGCGTGCGAGTTCATCCCAGCTTTCTGCGTTGTCGTGTCGGTATTTTAAATTGAAGATGTCTTCGCTGAACTTGGATCGGAAGATTGGATTAATGTTGCTCCTGTATTCACCCGTCATCGATCCGAACCCTCGCCTTTAATCGTACCTTCTTCTTTACGGCGAGTTAGCTTTTCTATGTTAACTTCCATGATTTCGGAAAACGGAATACGGAATTCATCCGACAACCTAGCAACATACCAGATAACGTCGCCAAGTTCTTTTAAAAGGTCCAGTACCTTTGCATCAGTCCAGATGCCATCGTTATCGCGAATTACTTTTTTAATGAGACCTTGGACTTCCCCTACTTCGGAACCCAATCCAAGTGCGCAGTAGTTGACTGCCTGCTTTTCGGGGTATGCAGCTGTAGTGCGTGTCCATTTTTGATATTCGTCAAACTGTGTGTGTGATGTATTAGTCAAGACGCAATTCTCCTTAGTTTAAATGCATTACTTAAAAACGTGTTAATGCTTTTATGATTTCGTTATTTTCAGTTGTGTGAGAAACCGAAAAACCAAGGAAACACTTTAGGAGGGATATAGGATCTATTCCTCCCACACCCCCGCCCTCCTTGGGAAGATCTGAATATGCCACGTTGTCAAGTGTAGTGCAACCACCCCAAAAGTATAATTTAGTTTAAAAAACTACAATTTGTACATTTTATCCTACTACCGTGATAAATATGTCACAGTTTCGGGGCGGCTGTAAGGGCATTGGACCCGGATGCATAACCAGAATTGAGTAGCGTCACCGATACTTTTTTACTTTTGCGCTACTTTTTTTATGGACAGGGCTGCAGGATTTTGTATGATGGTGTGTGACTTTCGATTGTCGGTCGATGTTATGAGTAAGTTGGTAACAAACCCGCGAAGCGCGGATGAAAATGTCCTTTGCCACGCATTGCTGTTTGCGGCATGGGGTTTAAAGGCGGGAGCTAGCGATTGCGGTTCCCGCTTTTTTATTGGGGGGATGTTTAGGTAACATCTGATATGTTGTGCGGGGTATGCGTATACGATCAGATGGGTAAGGGGGGGGGTGGCCCCCATTTTCTTTTTCCCTGCGGGTTTAGCGCCTTCGCAGGGAGCCAAACCTGCCGCCTAATGCATTGTTTTTGCTGGCTTTTCTTCTGTTTTGTCAGTGGCTTTGACAACATCCCCTTCTATAACTATATGATCTGGCTTTATGTCAAACCGTTTAAACGCTTCAACCAGTGCCTGTCGTATATCACCAGCACTAGCATCCTCTAGGGGCTGGTGGATAGTCTGAACAACCCGCTCTTCATACAGTCCCAACACCTTGCCGCGCTTTTCCTCCGCAGAGACCGCCGCCTGTAAAGCGCCTTTAGCTTTCGCCATGTCTCGCAGTTCTGCCAGCTGGGCTAGGTGTTCTTCTCTGGCATCCCCTACCTTATCTACCCCTAGCAATTCAGCTATGCGTTGTTGCACCCTAGCTCGCTTGTTTATTCTCACTGCGGTGCCGCTTGCACCCGCTTCGCTGTAGCCTGCGGCAATAGCTGACTGCGTGCCGCTCAAACCCCTAGCCTTAGCCTGCGCGAATGCTTCTTCCTTTACCGTCAATCCGTGGTCCATTACCCGCTTAGTGCTACCCGCCATGCTACCCCGCTGTAAGTTTTTTTATGCATACTAACACAAGGCCAGCCTTACGGTTGGCGGCGTTTTGTTGCACTAAACTACAAAAAGATACAAAAGGGTGCTTTACACTACAATTGAGACGTGCTACCACTCTATCAAGTTTGATGTTTGAAATCGTAAATAGGTAGACCCCTCGGCTGTTTGACCATTCGGTTAGATGGTGCGGGATAGGCGGTTCTGGCG